CTTAGTTTGGTCCACAATGAATGAATGATTAATTGATTGAGTGAGTGACAAACTGATTGTGTGGAAAACGCATCCCTCTAACCCATAAGTCTGATGGGCGGGCAGCTATGCCATGAGGTTCCAAGTGACCTCCGATTTGCACGGAGTAACAGGGATGCTAGCCATTTATTATACAGTCTAGCTTAGGACTGTTTAAGAGCAAAATTAGCGTCGTCGCGAAGTGGCTGGGTTTGGATTGACAACCAAGCCATTCTGTGAAGCCGACGCTGATGACTGTCCATTTTGCTTCTTCTTCCCTTTCTTCTTCTTCGCCGTGTTGACCGCTCGTTGTGCCATGCCAGCGTATTCTATAGCTTGCAAGGCTCCCGGCGGAAGCGCTGTCTTGATCATTGGAGCGGCGACCTTAACTATTGCTTTCCCCGCTGGTGAATTCACGACTTTCTTCGCTACATCATATGCTTTAGCTATTCTTTTGAAGAAACCCCCATTTGCGTTTTCGGCAACCATGCAAAAAGGCTCAATCCTGGTGGAGAGCTGCGATAGTGCTTCGATAACGTGTGGTCTGATTTCCATCGGTAGGCGAGCTAGAGGACGTAGTAACTGATCGTCTGTAGGGATAGTCTCATAGGTTAAGATCACCGTAACGCTGAAGGTAGCTCTAGGATCCAATCCTTCTAGAAAGGTCAGGACTGAATCGAAGTGCTCCGTAGACGCGATCGTTGTGACACTGCTTCGGTTGGCTGTCACCAAAGCGATAGCCGTCGTACCGGCCGGATTGGTCTGACCGGATTGCCATGACTGCGATCTGCGAAGATGAAATTGAAAGGGGTTAGGATCAAAATCCGGACATGTGGATGAGGCCTCTGGTATGACTGCATACACACCGTACTTGGCGGGCCATTGTCTTGATCCTGAATATAGCAACAGGTCTGCAGTAGTGGTAGGGAGAACGGCGCTGGTTGCCACAGCGACATTCGTAACAGGATCCGTACCAATAGCCCCAATGCGCATCGAGGTTGTAGTGAGAGCTTGGGGAACTCTCCCAACCGTGAGGACTCCAGTATTGTAAAGATCTGATGTTGTCATATGAACCTCATAGGCCATGGATATTAGCTTCGAGGGCCCATCAGCGTAGACATTTTCTCCAAATTGACAGACTCCGATAGCTCGGTCGCGAGCAGCGGCTGGTAGAACCGGATTGCCCGTGGCATCAGAGACTTGAGTGGAAAATTGAATGGTGGGTGCATCCACCCCAACAACATAAATGGGACAAATAGGATGATGTGTCCCCCTAGTTCCTTGTGTTGACGCAGCTGAATACGTTGCATACGTGTTGTTGCCTCCATAGGTGTAATTGATATCAATCGCCCCTGTGGTCTGTGTGAGGCCAGGTTGCATGTTACGTATCGCCAAGACAGGGATACCGTCGGCAGCGGGAATGTACGGGTATCCATTAACCCCTGAACCAACGCAAAACGACCACATACCAGTGGAAGTTGGGTTGGGGTTGGACACTGTGACAGAACGTCTGAAAGTTCTGACAACTGTTGGCGCGCTGCCTGGGCCTCCCATCGGCAAGTAAGGTGCGTCGTGGAAAGGGTCTAGTCTAGTTATTAGGAAGTTGTTCTCGTCGTTGTTGACTCCATTAAAGTTCAAAGCTCCTGTTCTATCTGATCTTCTCATACTACTGAAATTTCCTTTACGCCGGAATAGCGACATGTTTACATGTTTTGTATGTCAAGGGAAAAATCTATTTTCGGAGGATGGGTATACTTACCTCTTCCCCTTGCCACCATTGTACCCGAGCTGCCAGCTCCGGATTATCCCACATCTCACGCATGTAAAACGAATCCAAGAGTCCACCCTGCAAAGCCTGCGTCCAGGTCCTAGTTCCACGATTCCAAAGAACGTGTTGCTTGACTCGATCAACCATTGGCAACATGTTTCGTCCTTCGGTGTCATACACAAGTCGTGGGAGATCTCCCATCCTACTTGGTCCAGCCATGCGGAACTGCTCATTTTCAACCTCACTTCGCATAAGTCTGTTTATGGCGGTGTCCATTTCCTCACAAACCACCACAAACGCGAAAGGGTTATATGCCCGTGGGTCGCCATCAGCCTCTGGCTTGACTAACTTCGTCCTCAAAGATTCATGAAACGAAGCCACGGGGTACAATCCTCTGGTTAAGACTGCTGACATCTCTTCCGAAAGACTGTAAAAACCGTACCGGCCGGGTTTTGTTAATCCGAGTTCTTCCCTAAACACAAACTTCAACAACTCTTGCAAATTGATCGGATTGAGTTCTGGGTAGATCCTCTGCCAAAAACGCCAGCTCGCTGCTACGACTTCTTCGGGCCACCGCTGCTCTTGGATGTTCGAAGAAATTGATGCCGTAAGCTCCCTCCATTTAATACTTCCAACCGTTGTTCTCATCGCTTGTACTATGGGTTCAGCTTCCGTCAGGCAAAATCTCCTTATGAACACGTTACTCCAGACTGGGTCCCGGCAATATGAATAAAACCCGCATAAATTCACGGCTCTGCGGTGTTCATCCAATGAAATGGTCTCCATCACTTCTGGCCTATAAGCGTAAGATTTACCTAAAAATCTCACAGGCTCCGGAACGTGTACTAGAGAGAAACGTCCTTGACTATCCATGCTTGGGGCAAAGAAGCCTGAACAGTATTTGAAATCATGAGTATCCTTTGAATCCACTAGATTAATTTCAAATTCCATTCCAGTCGCATCCAAAGCGGCTTGAATACGACCTCTCAGGAGGTTGACATTGGGGAAGTAGTGTTTGGGTATCCCTACGATGGCATCATCTCCACAAATCATAAATCTGCACTCACGTGCGCGAGCATCGCTGTCACATATGGTTCTCATGACCCAAAACTGTAGCATCAAATTCATCACACTGTTTCCAATGTAAGTATCTGGCGCTCCAGAAGTAATGAATCTACCGCCTATATGTGCTTTGATTGTCGCCCCATTGCTAAATCGTTTCTTTATCACGAAGTTCCTACGGTGATCCAAAAATTTCTTATCAGACCAACCGCAAGCAATGAGAAAATTATAAAACTGGTCGATTAACTCGTCCGGTACGCTCGCGTCCCACTTTGACGCATCAATGTCCAAAACCCACATGTTCCCCTGGTATATATTGTCATAATACCACTGACCCTTTGCAGATGGGTTAAGGCCCCCAGTAAAGATAGCATAGCCTGTGTCGGCAACCACTTGCGTGATTTTCCTCTCAAATAGCATACACCATGGTCCAAAATACGCATTGAAATTATCGCTCATCGTACAAATGATACGTGGGGATAATTTAGGTAATGTCTCTTCCTTAACAAATACCCCCACTTCGAAATCTTGTTTTGTGTATTGAAAACCATGTGATGCCAAATGAGCAAGGACCCTGGCATACTTCTCCTTATACTTTGCCTGCCGATTACGCAACCACACGTCAACATCGGCACGGGAAGGCGGTTCGACATCCACTCGGGGCAAGATGCCGTATACCTGTGCAATCTGCTCGGCACACCACCAAGCTATCTGTCCGCGATAACGAAGAGCTCGTTCTCGCAGGGCACGCAATGTGTTCCAAGGTGTCTGAGCCAAGACAAAATTGGGATAGGCTTCGATCATGGAATGAATTATAGGGCCAGGGTGCGTGATTGGTCTCGCTTTTTCCAACTTTGCCCATTTCGCTTCATCCATAATCCCATCATCCCCCAATTGTGTCATGTTCTTAACCTTTATATAAGATGCTAACCTCATACGTTTTTGTGAATTCTTGAAGGTGGGGAAACACCAAGCTGAAAATTGAACCAATGTTGAAGGTAATGTAGCTGCCATTCTCTCCTCCGGATGTACGGGAGGGCGTTCATCTTTTACAGCACGAACTGGGCGGCATAAAAACCAAAACAAACAAGGAATCCAAATCAACCTAGCCAGTAATCCGGCTTGCCAGCACAGATTATCAGCCCACGCCACCAAAGACGTATACCTCGTGAATATGTCGGGTCGCTGTAGCAAGGTTATCGTGAGAGGCTTCCTAGCCAAAAATTCACCAAGGGCTGCCCACACCATGATTATAGTCACTAACATTAAAGTCCAGTAACTTGCATCATGCAAGACGTGTAGGTAGTCCGAAAGGGTGTTTAATTGGCTAAAGGAATGATGCGAAACACCATAACCTACGCTTTGCCAACCCATCATAGATGTCAGAAGCCAAGGAAGTAGCACCTGGATCAACACTGCAACGGTCGAGACAGATAAAGGATTGCTCCGAAGATAGGGATATGTCCATTTGGCAAATGACTGCGTGTCTTGCAACGCCAACGAATGCAGCGATGCGTGGAAGTTTATGCGGTTCAAA